TGATCCCGAAGGGACCGGTGCAGGTGGTGTCGTCCATCAGCTATCTGGACATGAATTTCAATCTTGTCACCATGCCGCAGGCGGATTACGTCGCCGCGTCTACTGATGATTTGACGCGCATCACGCCCATCTTCGGCCAGATCTGGCAGCCGACCTTGCCGCAGATCGGCGCAGTAACGGTTCAGTTCGTGGCCGGTTACGGCGATTCGACCCAGGTGCCTGCCGGCATCAAACACTGGATCAAATTGCGGGTGGATAGCCTGTACAACCAGCGTGGAGAAGTAGCGTTCACACGCGGGCGCATGGACAAGTTGCCGTTTGCCGATGCCTTGCTTGATCCCTACAAGATTGTCTTGCTATGAGCGAAGCGCTGACGCTGCCGGATACTGGTGAGCTCAATCGTCGCATCCTCATCCGGCTATGGACAGACATGCCCAATGCCAGCTTCAACGTCGATCAGACCTTTGATGCCGGCATTGCCCGATGGGCCAAGGTCGAGCCGATTCGCGGCATTGCCGCGCGCATGGGCGTGGCTACCGGCGAAGATCCCACCCATTTCTTTTGGGTGCGCTATAGCGCCGAGACACCCGCCGAATATTTTGCGCAGAACCGCGTCATCGAATATCGCCTCCGGCGTTTTCGCATCATCGAGGCGCAGAACTTTCAGGATGCAGACCGGTTTATCCGGATCACGGCGAAAGACCTCGGTGCCATCAACCCGGTCGCTCAAGATCTGGCGCAGCCACCAATGTGAAGGGATGCGACATGACGCATGAAAGTAGTAGTGGCGATATTTCCGGTATCAAGCTGCACGTCGGTCTTGAGTTTCACAGTGTCATTGACTACGACCGCAGGCAGATGCGCCGCGCTCTGGTCAAGGGTGCAGCGGTGGTTCGCAAGGAGGCTCGCACCTTGGTTTCACGCCAAATGGTGTCACAGCCTGGCGAATTTCCGGGCGAGCAGACGGGTGCGATGCGTCGCGCCATTGGTGTGATCGGCAAAGGCTCCAAGGGCGGCTGGATCAAGGTCGGTGTGCGCGCCATTCCGGGCAGCTTCTATTACCCGGCCGTGCTCTTCTATGGATCAGCGGCGCGCAATATCGCGGCACGCGGCAATTTCATGACGGCGGCGCTGGCGCATCGTGGAGACCAGGTTCGTGATCAGGTTCGCGAAGCCTTGCGCCATGCCTTGGTGCCCAGATAGCTATGCAACTAGAACTCATCATCGCGCAGATGCGCGCGTTGTGCCCATCGTTCAACGGCCGCGTGGCCGGCGCAGCGGAATTCAAACCCGTTTCCGAGGCAGCGGCCTTGCCCGTGCCTTGCGCGTTCGTCATTCCGCTTGACGACCGACCCGAGCCGCCGAAAGTGCAAAACGCGGTTGGCCAGGAGATGACCGACAGTTTTGCGGTGATCGTTGGGCTGGACAATCGCCCCGACGAGAAAGGCCAGAGTGGCGCCGCCTCGGTGCATGCCATTCGCGCCGAAGTGTGGCGCGCGCTCTTGGGCTGGATTCCGGGTCCGGTCAATACCGTCAACCCGGCCAGCGATTACAACGGCATTTTCTACGAGGGTGGCAGCCTCTTGTCGCTCGACCGTGCGCGCCTTTGGTACCAGTTTGAATTCGGTGCACAGATGTGGATCGGCCCAACAGACGGTTGGGAAGCTGGTGCGCTGGCGGCCTTGCCGGACTTTGGGCTTCACGGTACCGATGGTCTGTGGCTGCCTGGATCGGCACTCAACGTGGAAGTCGACGTCGGCACCCCGGTCTTTGACCCCGGCGCTACCTATCCACCCAACCCGGTGTCTGACTTTGCGCAGATCACGGTAGATGCACCGCGCTCGCACGGACCTGATGGCCGTGTCGAGTTCAATGTAAAGGTGCCCTAAAGCATCTCGACAACCGGGTTCACTAAGAGCCCGAACAATTTCATCACCGCCCGCCATGGCTTTTGCTGTCGCGGGCTTTTTGCATTGGAGCATTCATGTACGCCATTCCCACTGCGGGCCGAACAGTGCCCATCCCAGGCACGAGGAAACTCTTGCCGGCCACTGGCCAGAACATCGGTCAGGTCACCCAGTATTGGCAGCGACGCTTTCGTGATGGCGACATCACGCTGACCGAGGCCGCTCCTGCGCCGGCCGCAACGGTCGCTGCAACACCAGCACCTGCCGCCACCGCCGCATCAACCCCTGCAACGGCACCAGCACCATCGACTGCGGCCAGTAATTCACCCGAGCCAGCAAGGAGCGCGTCATGAGCGGCATTTCGTTTCAGCACATCCCATCCAACCTGCGCGTCCCGCTGTTTTATGCGGAGATGGACAACAGCCAGGCCAATATGGGCGGTCAGACACTCAACGCGCTGCTGATCGGCCAGATGTTTCCCTGGGGAACAGCCACACCCAACAAGGCGGTGCTAGTCACCGATCCCAAGTCGGCGCTGATCCTGTTCGGTCAGGGCTCAATGCTGGCGCGCATGGTGGCCAGCTATCGGCTGCAGGATGCCGGTTCTTGCAACCTGTGGTGCATCCCCGTACAAGACGACCCGGCAGCCTCGCAGGCCTCGGCCACGATCGTGATCAACGGCTACGCCAATGCCGCAGGCGCCATCGCGCTGTACATCGCCGGTCAGCGCGTGAACGTCGGCGTCCAGTTGGGTGACAGTCCCTACAACATTGCGGCCAACATGGTCAGCAGCATCAATGCTGCCCTAGACCTGCCGGTGACGGCCGCTACCGGCGAGTATGGCTACGCCGTGCGCACCTTGTCGGCGATTTCGGAAGGCTCGGCCGTGGTCACGCTCACCAGCAAGTGGAGCGGACAGACCGCCAACGACATCACCATCCTGGATTCCTTTCTGGGCTGGAGCGCCGGCGAAAGCGTGCCTGCCGGGGTGAGTCTGTCCTATTCCGGCCCGACGCTGTCCGGTGGCTCCACCGATCCGTCGCTGGCCGCCAACGCCATCCCGGGCATGGGCGACGACCCCTACGACTTCATCATTCATCCGTATGCCCAGGCGCAGGCGCTGAACGATTTGCAGCTTGAGCTCAACGACGTGACCGGACGCTGGTCCTATGCCAAGCAGATCTACGGTCATGGCTACACCACCTTGCGCGGCATGCTCAGTGACCTGGTGTCGTTTGGCATGACGCGTAACGACCAACACCACACGGTGGCTGCCATCGATGTCGATTGCCCGAATCCCTGCTGGGAGTACGCGGCAGCTTACGGTGGCGCCAACGCGGTCGACATTGCGTCCGACCCTGCACGCCCGACGCAGACGACGCCGCTGCTGGGACTGCTCGCACCGCGTGCGGGCAACCGCTTCCTGTTCGAGGACAGGCTGGCGCTGCTCAGCTTCGGAATCGCGTCGAGCTTCATTTCCGGCGGCCAACTGCGCGTAGAGCGCGCCATCACGACCTACCAGCAAAACACCTTCGGTGCGCCGGATACCAGCTATCTGGATTCGGAAACCCTGCACACCTCGGCCTATGTGCTGCGCGCGCTCAAGAGCGTGATCACGTCGAAGTATCCGCGTCACAAGCTGGCCGACGATGGCACCCGCTTCGCAGCGGGCCAGGCCATCGTGACACCAGCCGTGATCAAGGGGGAGCTCTGCGCCGTCTATGGCCAGATGGAATACCTCGGCATTGTCGAGAACCTCGACACCTTCAAGCAATACCTGATTGTCGAACGCGACACGACCGATCCGAACCGGGTCAACGTCCTGTTCCCGCCTGACTACGTCAATCAACTGCGGGTGTTCGCGGTGCTGAACCAGTTCCGCCTGCAATACCCGGCATCCCAACTCGTCGCCTGATCGGAGGAACCCATGGCACAACGCATTGCTGGCATCTGTTTTGTGAAAGTCGATGGCGCGCAGTTCGCAATCTCTGGCGACATCGAGATCCCGCTCACCGAGTTCAAACGCGAGGCCGTCATGGGCCTGGCTGGACCTGCGGGCTATAAGGAAACGGCGCTTGAGCCCTACGTGAAGATCAACGCCTTGTTCACGCCCGACTTCCCGGTGAATTCGCTGCGCACCAACACCACCCTGACCGTCACGGCGGAACTCGCCAACGGCATCGTCTACACGCTCTCCAACGCCTTCGTGCGCGGTGAGCCGAAAGTTAAACCTGTCGAGGGCACGATCGAGGTCGAGTTCTCCGGCAGCCAAGGCCAATGGAGCAACAATCAATGAGTAAATTCCAATGAACAACGATGAACTGACGATTGTGCTGGGCAAACCCGTCACCGCCCATGGCGAAGAGATCGACCACATCACCCTGCGCGCGCCTACCACCGCTGACCTGATCGAGTTGGGTCAGCCGATGCGGCTGATCCCCGGAGACGGGATGACTGATCCGGCCATCGACGTTCGCATGAATGTGGTCGCCAATTACGTGGCCCGTCTGGCGACGATTCCGCTCTCGAGCGTGAAGGCAATGTCGCTGTCCGATTTTGGCAAGGCGACCCAGGCGGTGCTGGGTTTTTTCGGGGAAGGGAGTACGGGAGCGGACGTGGCAACGGAGATGACATCGACGGGCAGTTCGCCGAGCGCGTCTTCGACCTCGCCTGGTTCTTCAAAACCTCCCCGCGCGACATCCTGACGCTCACGCTCACCGAATTTGACCAGTGGAACGCGCAAGCCGAACGTATTGCGCG